CAAAATCAAAAGAGTATCTTGATAACTACGACAGGATTTTTAGGCATGGAAACAAAGACGGTAAAGATAGCGAGTCTGCTAGCAGATCCAGCCAATGCGAGAAAACACGACAAGAAAAACATCGACGCGATCAAGGCGAGTCTTAAACAGTTTGGGCAACGCAAGAACATCGTGGTGCGTGACGGGATTATTATCGCGGGCAACGGCACGGTTGAGGCGGCTAAAGAGTTAGGCTGGGAAGACATAACTATTGCAGTCGCAGATGATATGAGCGCAACCGAGGCTAAGGCCTTTGCTCTTGCCGATAACCGCACGGCAGAACTAGCGGTGTGGGACGACGACGTACTAGGCGAGCAGCTACAGGCTTTGTACGAAGATGGCTATGCGATTGCAGATATTGGCTTTGAACTTGATGACTACGGCGGTGATAAAGAAACGAGTCAAGGCTTAACCGACGACGACGAAGTGCCGGAAGTCGAGGAAAATGTTTTCGGTGTTAAGCGTGGCGATATCTGGCAGCTTGGCGAGCACCGTTTAATGTGCGGTGATTCTACGGTTAAGGACGATGTTGACAGGCTTATGAATGGTGAGAAAGCGGATATGGTTTTTACTGATCCGCCTTACCTTGGGAATATGGGGAGAGGTGGGTTTAAAAATGATCCTAAAATGAGGAAAAACAAAGACAAGTTAATGGATTCTATAGAGCATATCTATGACTTCGATCCAACGAATACTTTCCCAATTATTGAGCAATTCAAAGCTAAGAAAATAAGTATTTTTCTTTTCTGTAATAAAAATTTGATACCTCACTATTTAAATTATGCGTTAGAAAAGAGTAGGCTTTTCGATGTTTTGACATGGCATAAACCTTCTTGTATGCCCTTAAATCAAAACACATATTATCCTGACACAGAATATCTAATTAAAATAAAAGACAATGGCGCTGTATTTAATACCGGACTCGGTGACAAAGCTAGTTACAATAAATATTGGGTTTTAGACGGAAAGTCGGAAGGCAAGGATTTAGATCATCCTACAGTGAAACCTGCAAAAATAATAACTGACTGTTTGCTTGTTTGTAGCAACGAAAAACAAAATGTTTTAGACCTTTTCCTCGGCTCCGGCTCTACCCTAATCGCCTGCGAAAAGACTGGGCGCAAATGTTATGGTTCCGAGATCGACCCACATTATTGCAGCGTAATAATAAAAAGATGGCAAGATTATACTGGTAAAGAGGCAAAACTGCTTACAGCTTAGGATACAGTTTGGCTAAACAATTAAAACCATATCAGTTTAAAAAAGGCCAATCTGGCAACCCTAGTGGTAAACCTAAAACGCCTCCTGAACTAAAGAAGGCCGCGACCCTCACAAAAATCGAAACGCTTGAAAGGCTTGTTAAGTTCCTTCAAATGGACATCTACGGGCTTGAGGAAGTTTTAAAGGATAAATCACGGCAGGTGATGGACCATTGGATTGCTAGGATATGCCTTGTTGGTATTAAAGAGGGCGATAACCGTAGGCTTGATTTTATGCTGGACCGTTTGTTTGGCAAGGTGCAACCTCATATCGAGATCAACAACAACCAGTTTAACTTTAGCGGCCTGCCTCGTGACGAGATTATAGCGAGAGGGCAAAGGGCTTTAGAAATACTGCAAAAAGAGGACGATTAGATGAGTGAGCAAGAAAAAACTATTTACGTCCCCGCAGTTACTAGGCTCGCGGTAAAAGAAGACAGTAACTTTATATTTCATAGCTGGCTAAAGTCATATCGTGCGTCGTGGGCTAAAGGCTCTAATCCAATGCGCTACGTCGACAAAGAGATTTACTACGCTAATCAAAAAGAGATCATCAACTACATCCTGCAAACAAGTTACGTTATCTGCGCTCACAACCCCGACGATATTAATCAGATATTTGGCTATATCGTAGCCGAGCCAAGCGACTACGGTCCCGCAATAATACACTACGTCTTTGTTAAGCAACCGTTTAGAAACCTAGGCATCGGCACTATGCTTTACAGAGAGGCTAAGTCATATACAAACCACACGAACGGAGCGCCGGTAATAGCAACACACGCTACTGGGCCGTTTCACGAAAGCTTGTGCAAAAAATATCGGGCTGTTTACGATCCGTTTTTAATATTTAGGGGTTTATTAAATGAAAATGAAAGTATTACGCACCGCACAAACTATAAAGCTGGGTAAAGAAGACAACATTTTTTACGGCGATCGCTACGACATGCGCGCTTTTTACAACCCAAAGATCCAGGCTACAATGGTTCGCATGGAAGATAAGGTTGCTAACAAGGTGGCTTTTACAACGTTTGCTAACATTGCATACTGCGAAGTCGATGAGTCTGAATTCGTAATCGAAGATGGCAACAGTGCAAAGAGAAAATGAAACAAGAGAGTGGGCGATTAACGTGCTGGCCGAATGCGAGCGCCAGTTAAATACGCCTCGCCTAAAGTTTTACGACAACAAGTTTCCCGAGCAAAAAGCCTACATCTTAGATGACTCGCCACGAGTAGGGCTTTTATGCACGAGAAGGGCCGGTAAGTCATTTGGCATTGGGCTAAAGCTGTTTCGCGCAGCATTTGCCGAGCCCGAGTGTACGTGCACCTATATCGGCCTTACGCGCAAAACGGCTAAAAAGATCATGTGGAAGGATGTTTTTAAAAGCATCGATCGCCGTATGAATCTAGGCTGTAAGTTTAACGAGTCAGAACTTAGTATTAAGTGCCCTAACGGATCTATTATTTATCTGGAAGGCGCAGACAGCGGCAAAGATGAAATGGACAAGGTGCTTGGCGGTAAGCTAAAGCTTGTCGTTATTGACGAGGGCGGCTCGTTTCGTATCGATATGGCTAAATTATGCTACGAAATGATCGAGCCAGCGCTATCGGATTACGACGGTACGCTTTCCATGGCAGGAACGCCTACCGATCTACTTGATTCACTATTTCATAAGCTAACTACGGGCAGAGAAGGCGGCTGGACGCACCACGAGTGGGACACGCTTGATAACCCATACATGCGTGAGGTTTGGCAAAAACGAATCGAGTTTCTTAAGAAAAACAACCCAGGCATTGAGAAAACGCCATCGTTTAGGCGTATGTACAAAAAAGAGTGGGTTACGGACCTTTCGGCTCTTGTTTACAAGTACAACGAGCAACGAAACGCTACGGATAAACTGCCGCCAGGGCAATACAGCTACGTTTTAGGCGTGGACTTGGGTTGGGACGATCCGTCGGCCTTTGTTGTGTGTGCTTTTTCGCCGCACGATAACAACCTGTACGTGATAGAAACCTACAAATCTTCAAAGATGATTATAAGCGACGTGGCTGAGAGAATTAGTTATTATACCAAAAAATATGATATTTATAGAACAGTCATAGACAACGCAGCAAAGCAGTCGGTAGAGGAGTTAAAAAGCCGTTATCAACTTTCTCTTGTACCGGCTACAAAGACGGGTAAGGCCGAGTTTATAGAAATAATGAACGCCGAGTTAATCCAAGGCAGGATTAAGGTCATAGACTGCGAAGAGACGTTGGCGTTACGTGACGAGTGGGGCTCTCTAATATGGGACGAGAGATCGGAAAAAAGGCAAGAGCATCCGGCTTGCGATAACCACTTATCTGATGCGGCGCTTTATAGCTGGCGCGAGTGTTATCAGTATTTATCGGTGCCAGTGGTAAAAGACCAGAGAAGCGAGACAGAAAAGCTAGACGACTGGGAACTAGAAGAGGCAGAGCGAATAGAGCAAGAAATGATGCAGCCGTTTTGGGAAAGGGATTGGGGTTGAAAATAGAAGACGTAAGAGCGCTAATTGATCTTTGTATCGACAAACGAGTAAGCCGTATGAAGTTAGGCGAAATAGATTTTGACCTAGACCTACCGCCAACACCCGAGGCTATTCGTGCTGCTGAGGAGATGGCAGAAATAATGAAAGGTCAAAGGATGGCAAGTGACGAAGATATATTAATGAATCCCATGGCTGGATTGGAAGGATAAAACTAATGCCCATTACATCGACTCCAAACGTGCCGGTTGAAACATATAATACGCAGCAAAATAAGGGCATAAAGCCTAAGACTAAGTGGTGGGAGCAGCCTGAAGAGGAGATGCACACGCACGTTTGGGCTACGATTAAAAACATACGCAAGCACCAAGAGTACAGATCAACTAATAACCTTAAGTTTGCTAGGCTTTATTCAAACATGGAGATCACCTCGCTTTCAGGTGGTCTTTTTAATAGGACTAACGACGCGCAGAACTTTACAGCAAACCGAGTTACTTACAACGTTATTAAAAGTTGTATTGATACGGCTAGTAGCAAGATATCTAAGTCAAAGCCAAGGCCTTTCTTTTTAACCGAAGGCGCTAGCTGGGATTTGCAGCAGCGAGCCAAAATGCTTACTAAGTTTTTCCAAGGCTTATACGAAAAAATGGGTACGGGTACGGGAGAAGACCGCACGTTTTGGGGTATCGGAAGGCAGTGCTTTGTTGATGCCTGTATTTTTGGTACTGGCCCAGTACATATTTTTCAAGACGATAACGAGGTGAAAGCCGAGCGTAACTTTGTCGATGAGATCCTAGTCGATGACGCAGAGGGCAGGTATAGAAACCCACGGCAAATACACAGGGTAAAGCTAATCTTTAGAGAGGTCTTATTCGATCTTTTTCCGGCTAAATATCACAACGCGATTGCTGCTGCGCCCAGTGGCCTGCAAGGCGATATGGAGTCACGCTCTACAGCCGATATGATTCAGGTTGCAGAAAGCTGGCATTTGCCTAGTGGTCCTAATAGTGACGATGGCCGTTATTGCATGTCCATAGAAA